CATATCCTAATCTCCTAATATATGACTATATTTATAACACTAGCTTGCGGTAGTGTCAAAAGTTAATCCATTAATTGTTAGTGTTGAGTCAAATTTAAACTCTGATGCATCAAAGGTAGTTGTTACATCTGCAATTTGGTCTGTACTAAAAGCAGTATCAAATCTTGCAAATGGTCCACCTAATGTATCATCAAATGTATAATTATCTTGTGAGAAGTCAAGCGGGTTAGTTATGCCCGCAATACCTTCATCAAATTTAAATGTTGTACTATCAAAAGTATGACCTATTTCAGAGAAATCTGTAAACTCAGTACCAAGAGTATCTCTACCTGTTCCTGTACCTTCATCAAATGTATGTCTAATACTATCAAATGTAGTATAGTCCATATCAAATGCTTGATGTGCACCAGTCTTTCTAACTCTTATCTCACCTCTAGGTGGGACATTAATTCTTGTTGTAGTAGCACCATCTGCAAAACCATTGTTTGCAATCTCGTCAAAAGTTCGTGTAGTTGAATCAAACTTCTCTTCGTCTGTGTCACTAAACCCGCCAGTTACTGATACATCACTAAATGTAAAATCTTTAAACTGGTCTATAGTATAATACGCATGAATGTTTTCATCATCTTCTAAGAAACCCTCTTGCATAAATCCATATTTAGCTAAGTTAATTAAGAAAGGTGCACTAGCTTGTACAGTTGCATTAGTACCACCCATACTTACAGTTACATCTGAACTTAGTGTTAACTCTCTTTTACCTGATGGTAATGTTGTACCCATTGATGCATTTTCTTCATATCCTATATTAGGTGAAGTATTTAATGTTGTGCCATCTGTGGTTGTACCAAGTCTACGACCAAATACAGCTGTAAATATATTTGTAAATGTTGAAGCAAGTTCTGGAGTGAATGTTTCTGTATCACCAATGTAACCAGAAATTTCTGAACCAGTAGGTATGGTAACACCACCATATATTCTTGTTGCACTAACGACTTGGCCAAATACTTGAAAACCAGCTGGGTGAGTTGCAGTTTTAATACTATCACGCCATTCATTTATTGATTCACCTATTTTAATTACATAAGAAAAATCTTGATAATAATAAGAATCTTGAATTCTCATTTGGTCTTCAGAAACAAAACCTTTGTTGCCAATAAACTCACCAGTTGTATTACCTACTGAACCTGTATCTAAAACACCTTCTGCACTTAAACATTGAACCACTGTTGCTGATGCATTTGCAGTTGATATTCTTTCACCCACACTAGGTGTATGAGTAGAATTTATTTTTACAATTTTTCTAGAGCTATCAAAACTAACCACACTACCATCTGAAGATGTAAGACCCTCTAAAGATGTAAATGTTCCTACAACATCTTCTAACAATACATTCTTATTAAAACGAACTGAATCAACTTGTGTGTCTTCATCAAGAATACTATCACCTTCACCTTCGTTTTCAATTAATATATGATTGCCTGCAATTCTATCAGCAGATACTGTTCCATCTTCTAACACAATACGAATTGTTTCGTTACGATAATCAGCACCAAACTCTTTTATTCTAATAGCAGATATCGCACCAACACCAGATGTAGATTTTGCTGTTAAGTCTGCACCTGAACCACTTGTAAAGGTTTGTGCACTATTACCAGTTGTGGTAAAGTCAATTTCAAATTGTGATTCTTCATCTATTAAACTACCTTCACCATCTGTGGTTTCAATGGTAATGTCTCCACCTTCATTAACACCACCAGGACCAGATGAATTTAATACAATATTAAATTGTTCACTATCACTTTTAGTTGCTGCAAGTTTTATAAAATCTTTTGTGAATCTTATTACAAAATAAGTTGTGCCACTAACCAATCCACCAATTGATGTACCACCACCATTATTGTAAACTAGTAAATCACCAGTCACCAAACCGTGATTTAAAATTCTAATTGTGTTTTCATTTACTAATACATTACTTGTTGTAATTGTTCTTGTAATAGCTGAAACACTCAATACAGGTAATTTAGTATAACCATTACCTTGATTAGTAATTCTTATTCTAGTGATTTCACCTCGTTCTTGAGTTGGTAAAGTTGCTGGTTCTAATTCTGTAAAGTTTTCGTTTTCTAATAGTAGTGTATCAGGACATTCTGATTGTTCTAATTGTATAAGTTCATTGTTTAAAATATTTTCTTTTAATAAAAATTCACCTTCGTTAGCTGATGAAGCATCAGTGCCGTCTAGTATTATATTGTCAATGGTTGGGTCTTGTTCAAGTTTTAATTCAAACAAGCTTGATTCTTCGCGAAGAATATTATGATTACCTAATTCATCTTCTAGAATTAAATCATTTGCTATATCAACATCTGGTATTGATAATCTTTTATTTTGTTCTGTAAGTGTTTCTTCATCTTTTAAAACACCTAAAGTTATTCCATCAACATCTATTAAAGTTTTTAAGTTTGATAAAAATGTTCTTTTTCTTTTTTGAGGTACCACATTTTTATAGCCACCATCTGTTCCTTGAAGTCCAGAGGCATTAGCCCAAGATGTCCATATGTTTGAGAAAGGTTCAATGGGATAATAATCTTCATCTTGGTCAATCATTAATCTACCATTTTCTAATTCATCTTCTAATATAATATCTTGACCCTCATCTGCTCTTGCAGAATTTGTACCATCTAATTTTAAAGTGTTTCTACTAAAGTCAAAGACTCTTGTTTCTACAATAATATTTTCACCAGCATTTGCACCACTACCATCAGTTCCATCTAACACAATATGAATATCATCAACAGTTGCATTTTCTAATTCAATATTACCTGGAGAGTTTACGATTATTTTATCATCATCATTGAATCTAAGAAGTTCAGGAGCTGTTGCGTGTTCTAATTCTATTGACCCACCTGCAACATCTATCTCTGCAGTAAAGTCTTTACCATTTGTATCATCATTATTAATTGTAATTGAAGTGCCAGATGTATAACCTGTACCACCAGCATCAATTATCACTTCATCAACTTCACCTTCAGAAGTTTTAAATACTTCCATATCACCAAAATTATTACCACCGATAACATTTATGTTATCACCTGTTTCATAATATTGTCCAGTTGATAATAAAGTAACACCTGTTAATATTTCTTTTACAACACCATTAATAGATACATCATCAATAATATCTGTAGTGGAAACAGTTTCACCTACTAAAAAGTCACCAGTTAAAGAACCCTCTGCCATAGATAATTGTGCGTATGATTCACCACCTTCTTGAAAGTTTGTAACAGTTGTAATTCTACCAGTAATACCTGAAGTTGCACCTGTAAGAACTTGGTTTGCCGCATTACTAAAATTTACATTTCCTGATGATGTAACTCTGACTATTGGTTCAGTATTCCAAGAACCATCAGATGGTCTTAATAAATTATCTCTAGGAAATATAACTTCTATCTCTTCATCAAATAACATTCTAAAGAATAATTTGTGACCGTCAACTGTACCTTTCTTAGTGTAAAGTTCTTTAATATTTTTAATTAATTTTCTTTTAGATAATCCTGTTGCTAATGTATTAGGTATGCCTTCTAAAAATGAATCTCTAAATTTATCTAAAAAATCATATATTGTATGGTCAACATCAGCATAATCTAAAAACTGCTGTATGTTCTGTACTGGATTTGCTCTATAAGAAACAACAGTTGCAACAGAACCAGAAGTTACACCTCTGACACTTTCACCTGTAATAAATTGTTGTTGTGAGGTAATGTATAATGTTTTATTACTATCAAAATCATCTACAAGTATTGTTGCAGTTGCACCAGATGTAAGACCTGTGATTGTTTCACCAACTACAAATTTTGCAAGTGAATCTTCTAATACAACTTTTTCACCATCAACTTCACTACTAATATAATTTACAGAAGCTGTTTCTTGAATCACATAATTTATTGTACCACTTAAAACAAGTTGACCTGATTCTAGAAAACGATAATAATCTTTTAGAAATTTAACAAACTTTGGATGGTCTGCTCTTACAAACTCTGGTAAAAATTCCTGAAGAATAGGAGATAATTTTTTCTCAAATATATTTGACATTAGTAACCACTACTACTACTTGCACCTGTTGTGATGTATCTAGAAGAAGTACTTGCAGTAGTTACAGCTGAAGATGTTGTTGTTGCTGCTGAACCTGAACTGGATACTGTTGTGTCAACTTTAGAACCTATGGTAGAATTGTTTATGTCAATTTCTAAAATTGTATTTCTTAAAGGAATAATATCTGAAGACCTAGGTACTGCAACAACTCTTACAACTGAAGACTCAGAATCATCAACATTAGAAATAGAATTTATTTTTACTGAGGGTATTGTAATTAAACCTAAATCATAATTAACTGTACCAAAGTTTAAATCAACATAGGTTCTTGTGGTACCTACTAAATAATATGTCCTTAATGCACCATCAGCATCATCTAAAAATAATTCATTAGTGTTACCATCTATTTTAAATCCTGTTGATGATATAACTGATTCGTGGCCACCGTGAGGATAATAGATAGCATTTGCAAAATTGATTTCATACTTTGTTGTTTCACCTAATGTTGGTGTAAAATTTTTAGCCATTTGAACTGTTGTAATATTTGATATTATAGATTGGTCTGTGTTATCAATCAAAGTTAATAATTCTGAATATCTAAAGTTACTGTTAAATTGTTTTAAATTATTATTGTTATAATCATTTATTGTAGTGTTAACTAACGCCTCTAAATCTGCTGCACTACTATTTGTAATTGTTGAATTATAATCAAAGTTAACTGTAAGACGAATAAAAATAGTTTCAGGATTTGTAATCTCTGTTCTAATAGAACCAACATTATATTGTTTTAATGATTCATTAATGTTTGCCTTTTGAGAATTAGTCAAATCGTTTCTATCTTTTGTAAGTATAGAAATAAAAACTTTACCATAAGTCGGTGGGTCATTATCTTCACCACCCCATACTTGAACTGACTCTGCATCAGGAAAGACATTTGGTACAAAAACTTTATAATCATTTACTGTTACTGCACGACCTTGACTTGCATAATCTAAAGGTGCTTTAAATTTAATACTTTCTATACTTTCTTTTTCAGAACCACCTTTGGCACTATCAACAGTTAATATTGAATTATCACTAGAACCACTAATTGATGCTGGTGGTGTAAATACAGAGGCACCATTACCTTCGGTTCTATTAGTAACAATATATTCTAATATTACAATGTTACTATCTGTTAATGATTTACCTAATACACCATCACCAAAGTAAACCTCATATTGTCCATTATCAACTTCTTGTAAAAAGTAAACATTACTTGTACCAGTAACTTGAGTTATATCTTCGTTTAATGTATATACTGTTGTTGTAGCATCAGTGCTAGAATTTTGTACTGTAACTTTTAATGTTGTAGTATCTACATCACTTGACGGTATGATATATTTTTGGTCTATGTTTGTGGTATCAACTGTGTACCTTGTAGTAATTAAATCGCCTTCATATAAATCTACATTAGTAAAAGTTAAAACATTACTTACTCTTGATTGAGTTAAATCTGATATTGTAAAGAAATTATAATTTTGATTATCTATTGTAGTAGTAAATTTTGTACCTCGAGGTATCGTGGCAGTTGTGACAGAAGTATCGTTAATCGTAATATCCACAACAGCTACAGGTGAACGAGCACTTCTTGGTAAGTATCCTAAACTTTTTGCATGTGAAACAACTGATGACCTTAAACTTGCACTATCTATAAACATTTCGTTAGCAGCTAAGTTTACATTCATAGCACTATAGTGTGTATTATATGCTAGAACATCTAAAAGAATATTCATACCTGAACCTTCAAAGTCATAGTCTGTAAATTCGTTTTGATTTTTTAGGAATGTTTTTAGATTTTCTTTGATACCATCAAAGTCTAATTCTGAAACTGAAATTCTTTTGTCGTTTGTTGCCATTACCTTACTCTTTCTAATAATACATCTAGTGTTACTAGCTCTCCTGGACTATTGACAACAAAAAATTCAATACGAACATCATAAGCATTTCTGTCTATATTAGGGATTGCTTTTATATTACTCAACTCTACCCTTGACTCATAAGTTTTAATTACAGTTTCAATATTTCTAGATAATAGTGCTGCTGTAATTGGTGATAAGTTTTCAAACAATGTTGCTCTTATGTTTGATCCTATCTCAGGATGAAAAGGTTTTTCATAATGATTTAATTGTACAAGGTTTCTTACACTTCTTTTTATAGCCTCTATGTCTGTAAGTTTGCTAACATCATTCGTTACAAGATTAGGTGCAAAGTTTAAATTTAAATCTTTGAATATACGAACACTTCGTTTCTCATTCGTAATACTGGCATCGTAGTTAACACTTCCTTTAGTAGGCATAAAAATCTCCTATACTTATTTATAGTGTTATGCTAACCACCTGCAAAAACATTCTCACTTCCTTGTGCAACAGAAGTACAAGATGAAATACCATCACCTATTCTTCCACAACCTTTGTTGTTTACAAAAACTGTAGTTGAACCCACGGCAATAGGTCGTGAATGTGCAGGACAAGGCAATCCTGGTAATACATGCACTGTATTATTATCACCTTGTCTTGATACACCTATACCATTTACAAAAACATTATCTGAACCTTGTAGTCTATTTGGTCGTGAACAATGTACAACATCTGCATCACCTATTCGTGTTACTGCTGGCATTACTCTTCCTCCCTCATCATTAACTCTTGAAGCTTATCGTTAAATGTTTCTATATATTTATGGTCTTCTTCACTATGTGGTGAAGGTGGTGCTTCAGGTTCAAATGATATCATATTTTCAAATGAATCTGGTATATCATTCCAGTTGGTATAAGTGACAACTTTACCACCAACTAAAACTTTATATGTTCCATCACCCTTGGCCACGATACTTTTTAAAACTCCGTCTTTTACTTTTATTCATTGTAGAAGTTTTAACTTTACCTCTACCTATTGATGTTCTTTTTAATGTCGGTTCGTAAACAGACATTGTATGCATTTTTTTAGCCATTGTCTAATCCTTATTTAAATCAATTCTTGTACCTTTAATACTTATGTCACCACCAGCTTTCGTGTCTTGGTCACCACCATAATCTTCAGATACATCACCACTAACAGAAGATGATTGAGATTTCTTAATTGTTTCTGAATGACTGCCGTCAATCGTTTCTGTATGATTACCTTTAATCACCTCTGTAAGATTACCATCTACTTGTATATCCCAATTACCCTTTACATAGGTTCTACAGTTAGAGTCAATCGTTAAATTACAATCACCTTTTACATTTACAAATTCTGAACCAGCAACTACTTCATAATTACTTCCTACAATTCTTGTTGTTTTATTTCCGTCTGCATCTATTTCGTAGAATGTACCTGTTCTATGATACTCCATAGTTCTTTCTGCAAACGGTGTATCATCATATTCTTTTATGTGACCTGATTCTGTTTCTCTAATATGATTATAAGGATACTCTGAACCTACTCTTTTCTTTTCTTCTCGTTCTTCATTTGTTTCTGTTGAGATACCTCGTTCTTCTGTTTTACCTCTACCAGTTTCATCAGTTGTTTTTTGTTCATCCCAAGTTGTGTCTGTATTGGCCAATGGAATTTTAAGAGTTGCAGCTTCATCTCTTGCTTCTCTATTGCCGTGTGTCGTGCTTGGTACACCTAATCTATTTACATCAGATTCACTTGTACGAACAGGATAAGGACCAAAGTCTTCTCTTAACTCTGGGTCATTGAAACCTTTTTCTTTATTATTTTTTTGTGATGGTTTACCAGGAAGAGTTCCTA